CTTGATTTTGCGTTTTCTATCATGTCGCCAAGATATTTAACATTTATTCCAGTGTTAGATTCTGCTCTAGGATTAGTATCGTAAGCAATAAAATTACTCCCTGTACCATGTCCAGCCCAATATAAAAATAAAACATCATCTTCACAACAATGAAAAAAGTCATTAAGACTATTAATAGTCTGTTCATAAGTTGCATTGTTCCCGCGCAAAACTGTAGACGTATATTGGCAGGGAGAATTTATTAATAATTGGTGCATTGCATCCACATCATTAGAAACCTTATCAAGATTAACATAGTGTTTATTGTGTCGATATTCATTAACACCTATTAGAAGTGCTTTATAGTTCAAGGTATCCCCCCCCCCCTATCGTGATAATTTACTTGCAACATAGCCACAACTTTTACATAACCTTTGTCAACCCAGAGTATTGAGCATTATAAATTTTATACTGATGTTGTTTAGTTTTTATTTGTCACACACCAAGTCCTCTTTGAATATACATATAGCTACAAAATATCCAAGGAGAGGCTTGTATATGCTAGAAAAAGACAAGTTTCCACGTAAAGATGACTTGCCACAAGAATTACATTCGCTTCGCCAAATTGTTTGCTGGCGGTATGAACAAGACAAACGAACAGGAAAACCTGCCAAAGTTCCATACTCGCCCATCACAGGACACCGAGCATCTGCCAGCAATCCCTCAACATGGGGAACGCTGGATGAAGCACTAACCTGTGCTGAAAAATACAACTACAACGGCATCGGCTTTGTAACAGTCGTCGAAGATGGTATAATCCTCATAGACATCGACAACTGCTTGGACGAAAATGGTCAACCAAACGAAATCGCCTCCGACATCATCGCCCATCTGCCGCCAACCTACATTGATATAAGCCCCAGCGGAAAGGGTCTCCATGTCTACATCAAGGGTGACATGCCGCAGGGAGGAAACCGCAACAGTAAGACAGGTGTTGAGATGTACTCGTCCTGCCGTTATTTTACATTAACGGGCAAGAAATTTCAAGATTCAATTGATTTTTTAGGCACGGATTCGGGCGGTGTACTTGAATATATTCATCAAAAATACATCGCTCCGGCAAAGAAATCAAAGAAGCAATCAAAAAATCATCCCGGAGTGGTGTCTGAATTAGATGATGACCAGCTTATCCAACTGGCACAGGCATCCAAGGATAGCGAGGGGTTTTCCACACTTTGGAACGGGCAGTGGCAGGGCAAGTTCAAATCACAATCAGAAGCCGACTTTGCTTTATGCCGGAAGCTGGCTTTTTGGTCGGGTAAAAATGTACAGCAAATAGACAGACTGTTCCGGCGGTCGGCACTGTTTCGGGAAAAATGGGATGTACGACACTCTGCTGATGGAACAACCTATGGCGAGCAAACAATCACAAACGCTTGCAACATGACCGATGCGGTATATTCGCCTCGAGTACAAAAGCAGCCGCCGGACATTTATGTAAATAACGGATGCTATTTCCGCAATAAAGGCGACAAGTTCTACCAAATCACCAACTTCACCGTCATTCCCCACGAAATGGTTGTCACGGATGACGAAGCTCAAATTTCGTGCGAATTTATCGCGGAAAGTGGCGAAAAGTTCCCACAGAATCTGTTATCCAGCGACTTTTCTACAGTTGCCAAGCTAAAAAATGTACTGAACAAAAATACCATTGCTCTGTCCTTCATGGGTGGCGAAAACGACTTGGAGCTGTTCAAGATTCATTTATACGCGATGAAATGGCAAAAAAAGCGCGGTGTCAGAGCCATCGGAATTTATCCACGAAATAAACAGCTCGTATATGTGGACACTACAGGAGCAGTAGGTGTCGGTGGAAAAAAGAATAACGACATCGTACAGATGGAGCGATTCAAGGTTTTAGAGAGCCATATTCTGAAAGCCAATTTTGTAACGCTTGACAGCTTGCGTATACTGTCGCAACATATTTTCACATACAACGAGCCAGCCAAGACTGTGCCGATACTGGCATGGACAGTAGGGTGTTTTATAAAGCCGCACCTGCGCCGGATGATGATAAAATATCCGCATTTGTTTTTGATTGGCGAAGCAGGAAGCGGTAAGTCTAACACGCTGGAGCGAATTATTCTGCCGATTCTCTCACGTATAAAGGTGACAGCATCGGGGCAAGTGACAGCTTTTACACTAATGCGTGAAGCCAATTCGTCCAATATATTTCCGCAAGCCTTTGACGAATTTAAGCCAAGCAAAATAGATAAAAACAGGTTAAACTGGCTGTACAATCATCTTAGAGATAGTTACGATTTTCACGAAGGTGTCCGAGGACGCGCTGACCAGACCGCAGTTGTGTATGATTTACTTGCACCAATCGTTGTTGCCGGAGAGGAAAGCGCAAATGAATCTGCCATCCGCGAACGCACAGTTGAGTTGTTATTCTCAAAGAAGGACATCAACAAGGAATCCGGGCATCGGGACAGCTTTTTGTGGTTGCGGAATAATGGCAAAGTGCTTAACTCGCTGGGTCGTTCGTTGTTGGATGTTGCACTCGACACAACACCAGCCGAAGCCGAAAAGTGGTTCGAAGAAGGACGGAGTTTCTTCTCCGAAGAATTCCCAATCCGTATACTTGACAACCTGCGCTGTATATATGCCGGGTTGTGCTTGATGGCAAAGTTATGTGGAAAGCTGGGTGTTTCATGGAATGAAGTGTTCAAAATTGACCGCGAGGCTTGCACCAGCCACATCGAATACAGCGCGAAGGAATATCTTCTTGACGGTGGATATTTTAACAAATCCATCGTTGAACAATCATTCGAGATTATGAGCCGGATGCCACTGAAAGAAAAGACAGACTTCACCTTCGAGAACAACCGGGACTTCCTTTGCATATGGCTGGATGGCATTTATGACAAGTATACCCGATATCGCAAGGACTGTGCCATTGCCGGGGAAGTTCTCAACCTTGACCAGTTTCGCAAGCAACTGGCAAACTCTGAATTCTTCGTCGAAAAGAAGCAGAAGCGCATAGGTGAAGCCAACCGAAAGGTGTGGGTTGTGGACTTCGTCAAGCTGTCCAAGCGGTGCGACGTGTCCGGGTTCATCCGGGAAGAATAGCTTGTCGGGGCTACAAGGGCTACATTTGGGGCTACACCAAAAACCCAGTGTTTATCAGCAAAACTCCCCTTTTGTATCTATGTAGATATGTAACCAATATATTATATACATATGAGAAAGATATATTTTTATTGTTCGCGTACGCGTGCGTGTGCATAAAAAAAGATACCTATGTTTCAGCACAGGTTTGGGTCTACAGGTCTACAAAAGACGGGAGGGGGGTATCAAAGACCTGTGCTGAACAACATTTACAACGGGGGTGGGGTCTGCGTGAAACTTCCGCAATTCAAGCGGCTTGAGATTCAAAAGGCTTAAACAAGCCCCCTCCAAGCCGCTTTTTATAAGGCTTCCGAAAGGCTGTTTTTTGCTGATGCCTTGAATACTGCCTTTTTTTGCCATGATTCAAGATTTTTCGGGAATATTGGTGAAATTATGGGGTACGGGGCATGGGACACGCTGGCGATGCCGCTCCGAGATAAAATTTTGTCGCGTACAGGCACGTTGGGGCAACTTTCCGCATATATTTTCCCAATAACAATTTTGCGGAGGGATTTATGTCCAATGTAAAAAATAATTCGTTGGAATGCCCGGAATGGCTGTCTCGTCTTTGCAAAGATGTACTTCCAGACGAAATAAAGCCGAAAAGGTTCTGGGATAGTATGGTTGTCCGTCTGGAAAAGGCAGAATCTTTGCATCTTGTTTCGCCAACTTTCATTGCAGAATATGCACTCTCGAACTCAAGGCATTGGGAAATCGAAATGCATATATCACAAATAATGTCCGAATATATTTCGAATGACAAATTTCCGGATGAATTTCCAAAAGGACTGCCCAAAGTAGTAGATGTTTCCTTGGCATATGCAAAACAAGCGCATGAGGCAGAGGACATGATTTGGCGAATGGCATCGCTAAAGGGTAGGCGCAGGGCATGAGTAATGGACACGGTGGCAGACGAGCCGGGGCAGGTCGTCCCAAAAAACCCCTTCATGAAAAAATTCTCGAAGGCAGTACAAAAAAGCACAAGCCGAAGGTTATGAAATTTGCCGAAGAAACCGTACCCGATGTCGAAATGCCGGACTGGATTGCCTATTATGGCAGTAAATATCAGGGCGAGCCTTCTTCGCAACAAGTTTTCGAGTACACAGTGGCATGGCTTAAAACTACGGGTTGTCTGCATCTTGTAAATCCCGATTTAATCATGGAATACGCCATTGTCAAAGCCAGTTGGTACGAATTACAACGATTAATTTCCAAAAACGGAATGGCATACACAACGGAAACGAAGCTCGTTGAAGTCAATCCAATGATTGATGCGGCGATGAAGTATTTCAAAATGACTGATATGGCATGGGATAAAATTTGGCGCATTATTGCTCAAAACTGCGAAGAAAACTTCGGTGGCAGTAATCCCCACGATGACTTCATGGAAAAATTATTACACTTGAACATGGGGCGGTGATGCTTATTGGCTGATAAATATATTTACACACCGACACGGTTTATGTTGCCGGATTCCCATTATGACGAAATGAAAGCCGACTGCGCTGTTGCTTTCATCGAACAGCTCCGTCATGTAAAAACGCGGGAGTGGGCTGGGAAATTGTTCAAATTATTGCCTTGGGAAGAAACCATTGTTCGGGACTTGTTTGGTATAATAAAATCAAATGGTTTCCGGCAATTCCGACACGCATTTGTGTGTGTGCCGAAGAAATCCGGCAAATCAGAACTCGCGGCGGCGATTGCGTTATACTTGCTCTGCGCGGACGGCGAGACCGGGGCTGAGATTTACGGGGTAGCGAACGACAGAAGCCAAGCGGAAATCGTATTCAACATCGCGCAATACATGGCATATGACCACCCTGTGCTGAGAAAGTATTGCAAGTTTATGGAATCCCGCAAGCGGATTGTTTATCTTCCGACACGCTCATTTTACACCGCACTGTCCAGCGAGGTTAAAAACAAATATGGACTGAATGTACATGGGTGCGTGTTTGACGAGCTGTTGGGGCAGACCGACAGAAAGCTGTACGATGCCATGACATTAGTCAGGGGTTCTGCACGGATGCAACCGTTAAACTTAGTCATAACCACAGCCGGAAATGATAAAAATAGTATTTGCTACGAAGAATACAACTACGCATTGGATATTTTGCATGGACGGAAGATTGACCCATCGTATTATCCAGTTGTATTTGCCGCAAGGGATGAAGACGATTGGGAAGACCCGGAAGTATGGAAACGGGTGAATCCGTCTTATGGTATTACTGTTCCCGAAGATTTTTACAAGGACATCTACATCAAAGCGAAATATAGCGTAGACAAGGAAATGGAATTCCGGCAGTTATATTTGAATCAATGGTTAAGCTCATCCAAAAGCTGGCTTCCGATGAATAAATATGACAAGGGTGCAACACCATTTGACTCGACGGATTTGCACGGTCGTGATTGCTACGCCGGATTGGATTTAGCCTCCACTGATGACATCGCCGCGTTTGTGTTAGTATTTCCACCCGATGACCCACACGGCGAATACTTCGTTCTTCCGCATTTTTGGATTCCCGATGAAAACCTCATTCGGCGTGTCAAAAAAGACCATGTACCCTACGAACGCTGGAAGCGCGAGGGGTACTTGCACACTACAGAAGGCAACGTTATCCATTACGATTTCATCGAAAAAAAGATATTGGAACTCCGAAAACTGTACAACATCCGCGAAATACGCTTTGACCGCTGGGGTGCGATACAGATGTCGCAAAACCTCGTCGGACATGGATTTAAGATGGTTGAGTTTGGGTTTGGCTATCAATCTTTTTCTCCGCCAAGCAAAGAGCTGTACAAAATCGTATTGGATGAGAAACTTCGTCACGGTGGGCATCCCGTTTTGCGTTGGATGTTTGAAAATGTCTACATCGAAAGCGA